CCCCTATTTTTTTTTTAAGCATGACGGTACGGAGAAGTTCCCGTCAGAGGCTCTTCGGGCGTGCAACCCGGCGCGTAAGACGCGAATTCTGCACTACATTGTGATTGCTGCCGCGAGTGGCACAGCACGACGCGCTGCGCTACCAATTTCCGCGACGCGTTCAGCAATATCACACACCCCATTACCAAGCATTAAAGCGGTTTCCATCGTCTTCGCCCAAGTAGCATCACTACTCGGGGGATGATGGACCACGGACGCATATGCAGGGTTTGTCGGGTCAAAACGGACCCGCCACTCACAAGTCACAAGAACTTGAATCCTAACCCCAGTCGGATTATAAACAAATATGGGGTTAAAACCATCACTGTGAAGTGAGCTTCCCGTGGTAAGGGTGGTGACGGTGGCTGTGGGGTCATATTGCAACGTGCTGAAGTCAGCAAGTTTCGACATATTGTTCGGAATGGCGTCAACCTGCACGCCGCGCAATGCGAGCTTGCCGGCTGAGCACAGGCGTGGGTTGGAATACGAAACAAGTGAATCTGCAAGATCCTGAAAGGAATTACTCAGATCCATCTCGTTCAAATTCAACCTTTGCTTCGCACGTCCGATATACAACATGCCACTCGTTGTTTGTAACGCCTCGGGGTTCATGATCTGGATGGAGAATGCCGCTGGTGTGGCGCTTGTTGAATGTCCCCATCCATCACCGGTCATGGACCCAAAGGCATGACGTACAACGCCATTCGCTGAATTCATGAGGTCCGACATCGGGACATTCGTAGAAACAGCATACGAATTCGTCCATTGTCCCGCGTCTTGATTGGTATTTACATTCGGGCCAAAGATTGTGAAAGTTGCGTTAGTGGCGGCCGAGGGCGCAAACACCGCCGTGGTGCGTATGATGGTGTACGGAGCCACTGCACGAGGCAGTGGGAGATGCTGAGGCGCAAAAGCGTCCCAACACCCCGTAAGGCCAGCAACATTGCCACCCGCCTTCCTCTTGGACTTCTTGCGCCGTGGCGCACTCCCAAACGCAGTTGTTACTGTCGCTCCCTGACCCTGACGAATGCCCGTGAGTAAAACTCTCTCGGAAATCTTGCCGTTCCTCTTCCCCTTGCGACCTGCCATGGTCGCGCGTAGTGTCTGACGTATACACGTCCGCGAGCCGGGCGCTCTGCCCTGTGCTGTGATAGCCGTAAAAACGCACAGACTTAGATTGTGCTCCGTAAAAGCACACAAACACAAGCAAAAGACCTAAAGCTACAGGTGGCGCGTGCTTGCCGGTATCGCCTTATCAGCCAAGGCGAACACCAAAAACCGTGGTGACGAACCCACGGGTACACTTGGGTGTGGAAGACCCCCACACACCTAGAGCATCCGTAACCATTTTCCGCACGGAACCCCTAACCAACCTGCAATATCCCCCCCCGGCTAAGTTCTCGCGCCGAGGGTTTCCCTTACAGACCAGTGTTGAGCCGAATAGCCCACCCGTTGGGGGTTTCTGGCGGCGTTGCAAGTCGCAAAAGCGACCAGGGTAGGCCAAACCCTGCAGGCGCTCAACCCTGCTGCCACGTGGCCCTCACCTCACCCGTGTGACTAAGACGGGACCAGGCTTTGCGAGGGTGTCACCCCCCGACAAAGGAATAAGGCTGCCACTCCGCGGGTCCGGAGGTGGGGCGTCAGAGTCCCCTGGCATCTGGAGGCGGGTACTACCCGCCTGCCGGAACATGAATGGCACGCAGAACGTGCCAGCACGCGGTGAAACAGTGAAACTTGCGGCGAAGCCGCTATGGCGCGAGAGGGTCGCAGCGCCATGACTCTGGAATGACATGCTTCGCTGTCATCATGTCATCCCAGCTGAGGGTGCCCAATGACAACAATGTGCCGTCGGTCGTGCCCTCATGAGCCTTCCCAGTCTGCAATTCAATCAACTTGTGATACTCCTCCGTGTGAAGGTCATAAGTTGTGGAGGACATGGCACCGTCCATGTACTCTGCCAAATTGCATTTGTGACCGGATTCACCATGCATCTTCATTGAGATGTCGTTGGCATCGGTCGTCAGGTCTTGGTTGAAACCCAGCGACAATGCCCGGAAGTACATACCCAAGGGTTTGTAGGTCTGTAAGAACGGCACCGCACGCGCGGCGTGCGCGGCGGCGCCGACTCGGTCACGACCTTCCACTTCCTTGGCTTCTGCGGAACATGTCCAAGCAGCTGACGCGATGTTGCGCGCCAGCTCCGGCATGAATATGTCAGTGGGGCCACACTCACCCATGAGACATACGTAGCCCGTGAAGGTAACGTAGTCTCCAGCCGTGACATATTTCAGCTTCATGTTGAAGCCGAGGCTTTCCCAGTCTGCTTCAATTTGCTCCTTATACTCCCGAAGGTCCCTCGTGCATGTCAGCAGGGAATCATCACCTTCGAAAGCGTAATTAAGGCGCATCACAGAATTGGATTGGCCCTTGCAGAATCGCAAGTGACATGTTCGCATTGCGGGGCACAGCAGTAGTTGCCCAGGCTCATCGGCCAGGATGCTCAACCATATGACAAGGTTCATGAGGTAATTAAGACCGGACGTCCCGCGGTCGCCTGAACGCCGTATGGACGGCACACAGACAAATGACCGCAATTTGCGGCCCGCGAACTCTTCCGTCTTTGACGTAAATACGCCTTTCGTGTTCCTCGTTCTCCTGTCACGCTTGTTGGCATGCTGCACGTGGTCGGGGATTTCAGCGTCTCCCAGCAGGTGTTCCGTGATGTGCTCAATTACTCGGTTTTCGACCAAGTTTCGCACTTCAAGCCTGCATGACGCGTCCCAAGCGGACCCGTCCCCTTCCACTGCGGTTACAGGATGTCCTTTTTCCCCTAAAGAGGAAAAGATTTCCTGCATCGCCTTATGCTTGCCCCGGTGTTTGATTGAGTGGTCATGAAACTTCTCAAACATGATATGCTCCATGCACGCAATGACCAAAAGGTTTGCCACGCAGCCCGCGTCCCCGTCAGAAATCAGGGGTCTTGGTGCTTTGATGGTCCCATTTTTCATGGGCAAAACCTCATTGGTCTTAAGCGCGAAGTCATGTTTGTGGCGGAACCTGTGGTCCGCTTGCAGCCTTGTAAGTGCAAGCCTGAAACGGTCGTCGGTCCACTTCTTTGACCTGAGGGATTCGAGTGCAGGGTGTGTTGTGCGAAAGTCATAAATGGCTTTCTTGCTGAACACACATTTCATTCCGTCCCCCTTCTTCCCAATCAATGCTTCCATTGACTTCTCAATTTGACTTTTCAAGTCGTCGCTCGGGCGAAACTCGAGCTTCTTCAACTCAACCCTTTCGTGCAAGCCCTTCTTCAGTGCATTCACTGAAGATTCATGGCAATAGCTCGGCACGAGGTTCGGACCAATTTGGTACGCCCCACCAACTTTCGCATGGTGGGTGGGTTGGTCTTGCATGGTTACTTCGCACGTTCCAGTCAAATTGACTGCATCTGTGCGCGAAGGCTGGAGCACATTTACGCCTACGTCATTGGGCGTAACGTCCATCACGGGGGGGTCCGCTTCGGGGGGCGGGACCTCCGTCTGCTCGGCCACGAAACTTGAGTTCTGGTAAATCTTGCAAATTCGCCCGCGCGCACGCTGACGAAGTATCACAACGAGCGCGCCAAGCCCCGCACCGACCGCAGCTGCGGT